TGATTTCCTTTTCTTTCTTCTCTTTTTCAGACTTAACAATATCATCTAAGTATTCTACTGATGCGAAATTACCTGTTTCTAAAATAGTTTCTAATTTTCTTCTAAGTTTTCTATTACTTATAAGTAGATTATTGGAAATAATAAGGTCTATATAATCTTTTGAATTTTTCAGTGAGTCAATACTATCGACATCTTCTTCAGTAACAACTTGAACCTTTTTAAATACCGGTGAGTATGTATTCGGTTCAAAATGTATTTGACCACTAACTAAGTCTAATACAGTTATACCCTTTTGATCACCCATATCATTTCTATCCATTTGATATGGAGATCCAATAAATGTGAAGTTTTTATTAGTCTGTCTAATATGAATGTGTCCTGAAAATACGTGTTTGAATCTATTAAATTCATCAACATCTATCTTGTCAGCATTTCTATGTGCGACTGAGTTTAAATGCATTCTACACCCATTTAAATCACTGTGACAAAATAAATAGTCTCCACTATTGGATTGAATTTCTTTTATCATATCTAATCTCTTTTCAACCCAAGGCATTAGTACTAATTTACTACCAAATACTTCGATGATAGAGGTCTCAGTATATACTGTAATATTATCAACGAAGTTAAATAATCTAACAGAATTAACATCATTAGTGCCTTTATTCCACAGATCATGATTTCCGACAATAAGATGAACTGGTAGTATTTTTGATATCTCTGTTAATATTTTCTCTGCTTTATATGATGCAATAATTGGTATAGAAGTCCGATTATCATATAAGTCACCACAGTGAACTAATATATCTCCTTCTTTAGCATTTTCTTTTAGATATGGTATAAAGAAGTTATAGAAATAATCTTCCATCATTGTTAACCACTTATCTAAGTTATTAACATATACACCAAAGTGCCAGTCAGTAGTAATAAATACTCTCATTCACATAATTTAATTTGTAAATTATATGAAAAATATTACTTCTTGTTCAATAAAAAAACCGATAGGTATCTATCGGTTTTAATAAAGAGTTTCAACTCTTTTAGTATCCTTGTACGAATGGTGGAGATATAGTGAAGTTATTATCAATATACTCATCAATCCAGTAGTCAGCTACGAAGTTTGCTGTAATGTTTTGCAAAATACCTTGACCCTCATAAGTCAATGATGGACTTGTTAAGTTCTTAATTTGAGCATTTTGGAAAGTAACTCTTCTAAGAACCAATCCCTTCTTGTCGTGTTGATTTACTATTATAGTACCGATTGTATCAGCTTTATAATGTAGATAACCATTTTGAGAGTTCCATACTAAGTCATACCAAGCTCTCAATGCTGCCCAACTTTCCATAGAACCATTGTTATTAACGTTAACATTAAAGGTAATAGCCAAGTCATCAATGTGAGTTTCTGCAGGACCAGCATTTAGGAATGCTCTTGTAGTATACTTCCATCTTTGGTTAGAAGTTGCAATAGTTTTATTTGTTAGGTTCAAATCTACACTCAATGCTTGTTGAAGTAACAATACAGGATCTCTACCTTGTGCTTGCAATATAGTTGGAAGTACGAAAGTAATTTCAAACAAATTTAAATATACTGGTTCTTGTGGTTGTGTACCAGGTCCTCCAGGACTACCAGTTACTTGTAGTTGCGTAAAATGTGGAAGCGGCATAATCTATTTCTATTATTTTTTAATAAATTGTTTTTGAACAATTATAAATTATATATTTAATCTTAATTTGCTCGTATTACAATTTTTTTTACATGTTTATATATTCATTAAAAAAAATAACTTTTTTCTATTTCAATAGATATAGCAACTAAAAATTCATTTTTTTTAAAAACAATCCAGGAGGCAGTAAGTATAAGTATATATATCTAAAAATAAATTAATTAATTTATGGCAAATAATAAGGAAATGTCAGAAGAAGAGTTTCTTAAAAGACATCTTGAGGAAACAAGTGGCAAACAAAACTTCAATCCTGCACAAAGCATGGTAAATCAAATGGTGACAAAGCAAGAGGTTGACTCAACAAGAACTACAGATCTGCAATACTTTAACTTTGATGTTAAAGATCTACCTTGTGGTAAATTTTATCCGGCAGGTACTATGCTTATGATAAGAGCCGCTCAAGTTAAAGAAATACAAGCCTATTCAATGGTAGATGATAATAATTTCTATGATATAGTCGAAAAGATGAATGATATGCTTCAAGCATGTGTTAGAGTAAAATATTCTAACGGTAATATAGCAAGCTATTTAGATATTAAAGATCAGGATAGACTTTATCTAATTTTCACAATTAGAGAGTTGACTTTTCAATCCGGTAGTTCTTTGGCGGTAAGCGTTCAAACCCCATCTGGTGATGTACAACTTGAGCTAAAAAGAGAAAACTTTAAACTACATGAAATTGATTCAAAAATTGAGAAGTACTTCAATAAAGGAAAAAACTGTTACTTATTTAAAACTATAAATGGTAAAGAGTTTGAACTCACTCCCCCAAATATTGGCATTCAAAAGGCCTTCACAGATTATATAATTAAGGAAAATAATGAAAATAGAACTCCAAACTTGGCGTTTCTAAAAATAATTCCATTCATGTTAGGTGATAGAACAAGTATTACATATGAAGGTATAAAAGCTAAATTGGCAGAGTTTGAGCAAATGGATGATATATCTTTTCAATTCCTGAATGCAGCGATTGGTAAAATGACTTTTGGCATTAAAGAACTAAACAAGGTCATAGACGGCCAGGAGGTCCGTGCCGAGATGCAATTTCCCAACGGAGCGTCAGGTGTTTTCGTTGTTCATGATGCCTTTGAAGCCTATATTAAAGAATAAGCTACTACTTCAGAAACATTTTCACGTTAATGAGTTTTGTATTGATGAGTGGCCATTTTGGTTATTTGAAGAAAATATAAAAATTGTAAATGAGATTAACGAGGATGAAGAAAAATCACGTAAACAAGACGAGGAATCTCAACAGAAGTCAATGCCAAACTTTAATCCTAATTCTATGATGAATGGAATGGGAAACTTTAATCCAGGTAACTTCGGTAATATTCCAGGTATATAAAAAACTCAGAAATATCTGAGTTTTTTTTTGTAAAAATTTGATTATAAAAAAAAACCCAGATTTTAAAATCTGGGTTTTTTATAATCATTTTGTATCATTAAGAGTTGATGAAACCACCTGCTGAGATAGCTCCAGTTCTTAGTATAGTTATATTGTTAACAATTATACCCATACCTTTGATTGGTTCAACATATGTGTCAAGAACACCAATTTGATTATCAATAATATCTGGAGTGTTATTTTCCTCGTCAATCTTATTGAAGTAGTTATACAATCCATTTTGTGCAACATACTTTTCACAAATTGTATCAGCTGCCAACTTAATTTGAGCTCTAATTTCTTTAGTGTTAAATTTCCATTGGAAGTCTAACAACATTCTAGAAAGTTCTCTTTCAAGTTCAATCAATACTTCTCTTACGTGTATGAAAGAAAGTGCTGACTTGTAAAGTACTTGAGCTGTATTTTCAGTCTCGATAACAAATCCTCTATTTCTCTTGAATGTTAATGGGTTCATTTGAGCCTGGTTCAAATATTCAAGATCAGATGGGGTAAATATCTGCTCGAGATCCTGTATACCAGTAATTCTACCATTATTAACACCAGCCGCGATAGTCCAAGGAACTATACTTGTAGTTGTACTATTATGTTTTCTCATAAAGGTCAAACCTACATAAGCTGATGGTGGTACATCGATTGGTCTGCCAAAGTCATCAATAGTGACATATGGTAGGAAATATCCAACTGAAGTCACACCAGTACCTTTACCAAATGAATAAAGGAACTCTGGATTACTTTCTGGGTCACCACCTTTAGCAACATACTCTAATTGAAGGGTACCATTTACATCTTTAAATGTAGGAGATACAGAGTTTTTGAATGATTTAAGAGATGGCATGTTTAGTATTCCAAAAGCATCTAATCTATCACCACAAATATCAACTAACTGTTGTTTTGAGTCGACTGTTAGGCCAAGACCAAATGAGTCAATCAAATATCTAAAGTCAAATGCCTCTTTATTAGTTAATGCTTTAAATAATGGTGTTCCTTTAACAACAACATCAAGTATATCTTGTTGTTTTGCCTCAGTACCATCAGGTATAGATGCGTCTCTTAATCTGAATCCTTTTAATGAGATTGCTTTATATGTAGTAACATAGTCGTCAATCTTAGTATATCTATTAGTTTGAACATCACCATTGTAAGTTCTCAACTTTATAGAAGTATCACAAGATAACTCAACATAATCAGTGTTAACTGACCAAACCTTCTTACTTTGTATTCTTGTAAGTTTCTTTGGCATTTGATCTGTTTTCAATAGTGTTGGATCAAATTGAGCTTCTAAGAAGTCACCAACTTTTACCTCACCATATCTATTTCTTTTAACAAGAACTTTATTTGGAACTGCTGTCCATCCACTTGGATATTCTACCTCAAGTGTCTGTTTGAAGTTACTTTTCTGAGATTTAACATAAATACTACCATTAGTAGCTAATGCATTACCAGTTGTTGTATTTAGTGATGATAATTCAGATTGTGTAGCTAATCCAGAATTTACAAAAGTCACTACCAAGTCACCATTATCTTTTTGATATGGAGCTAAGTAAATAGGTGAACCATTGAATTCATTATTAAAACCATAAAGTTTAGATATATTAAGCTCTTCATCAACTACTGTTTCAAATACTTCGTATGCATAATAGCTATAAGAAGCTGAATCAAAGAAGTCATAAGTACCAACGCTATAAGTTGCAATTAAATATGCTCTACCTGTTTGTAGTGATGTATCTCCATCAGGACCATCAGGTAATGTAAAATTATTTTCTACAGTCAAACCTTCATCTACTTTCACTGTGAAAGCTCCTGCATTATTCACACCACCTATTAGGAATTGATATCCTTGAACACCACTCAAGTCTCCTTGATAGTTATCAACTAAATTGAAGTAAGCTTGATTCTTAGCAGTGTAAGTTCTTCCTTTCTGAACACGGAAAACAACATAGTTATAACCAGAAAGTGAAGCAGTAATACCAGAACCATCTACAAAAGTTGTTTTTACACTGTCCCAGATTTCATTCTGATAGAAAACATCACCAGTACCAACCAATCCTTGGTCAAACTGTGTATAGAATCTAGAGTATTTACCAACAACACCAAAAGATGCAGTAGTACCATCTAAAACAGGTAGAGTATCTTTAGTTTCAAACCCAGCATAATCTAGTAAGAACTCATCATCTATTTTATAGAATGCTAACTCTCCTCTTGTTAAAATATCACTCAAATCACTATAATCAAGTCCGGTAGACACAACAAATGATTTATTAGAAGTAGCTGCGGTTGTTATATTACTAAATGTAACAGTAGCCAGACTCTTCTTAGTTGTATCTGTTGTTGGATCAATTAACATAACACCACGGAAAGTTGCACTTGAATCAATATAGGTCAATAAAGTGTTAAACAATTTGAATTTTCTATATTGAGTGTAATTAGTGACAGCAGGTGTTGAATTAGTATTCAAGAATGTGACTTTAAATTCACCCTCATTTAGAGTTAATTGAGGAGTAGATGCTGTCGCAAATGTATAATCAGCACCAAACTGTAATGGTATATATGATCTTGAACCACCACCAGCTGTTGAATTAACAGTAACATCAGTTAAACTGAATGTTGCAGTAGTGTTATTACCAGCGAATACACCACCTGATAAACTTACAGTACCGTAAGCCAAGACTATGTCAGTAGCAGCTACTGTAGGCATAGAACCTGTTGATGTTGTCTTCTTGACAGCTATATTACCAGTAGACTCAATAACGTAAGCAATGTTATATGATTGAGTACCAGCTGATACAGGTAGTTGTGGATAGTCTGTATATTTTAGTTCTGGACTATATGTACCGGTAAGTGCAACATAATTGCCACCTATAACGGCATAACCATTATCAGATGTAGTATCAACAATATAATTTAATACTATACTTTGAGATCCTACTGTAGAAGTTGACTTTCTCAAGTCATTAACGTATCCTTCAGCGAACCAATATGTTCTATTAGGATATTTTACATATTGAAGATTAATATCGCTATTAGGTCCATCAATAACACCTCCAAATACTGCCGTTGAGTCATTGAATGAGTGTGTGAATAGACCAGCTCCATAATATACACCAGCAGTTGAACCAACTAAAAGTGTCGAGTTTGTACCAAAGATAGAAACTACGTTACCTGGTCTATCAAGAACTCTATTTGTGTAAGTTAATGTCTCAGTGATTTGTTCTTTATATGAAAGGAAGTTGATTGACAACTCACCATCAGTTTTACCATCATTTACATCTAAAGATTGATAAGTAGTCTCATCAACAGATGGTGGATTACTTAATAGGTCATCACCAACTAATGAGTTACCAACTAAATCAACTAATCCTTTAGGGTAATCAGTTTCAAAAAGATCATTATTAAATGCGCAAAATAGACCAGTTCTATCAGTCTCTCTATTTATAACTGTTTCTATGAAAATATTTCTACCGTTCAAATCTCTAAAATATGGAATCAATGAAAGTCCTTCATAATAACCAAGAAGTGTAATATTTCTATCATTAGCAAAATTTCTAAGTTCTGACTTTTTCAATCCTTCAGCTGAAAAGTATGCATTCCATCTTGGATCAACCGATAATTCTTGATAATTAGACCAGTCACCACCAACCACAATGACATCAACAAGATATTCTGAAGCTAAATCTGTAGGATACAAATAAGGTGGTAACTTTTCGATAGAACCATACCATTCAAGTAACGGTCTGTCAAAACCAGCTACTTGTGATTTAACAACAAACACAGTAATGTATCTGTCGGATAAGTTTGTGAAGTTTAGAACTCTATTTTCATATCCAGTGTTTACCTTAGTAACATCTATAAAAGAATCTGTATCTCTTTTCCAGAAGCCTGTTGTATCAAAGAACTTTCTATAAGAAGCTAATCTTTCAATATCATTAGAGTATACTGGACTTGCAGAAACTGACTGATATTCTATGAGGTCAAGAGCGTCATCTGTTAACAACAAGTTAACAGCGTATACAGGAGCTGCCTCTAACATTTTTGAAATGGTTCTATGAAAGAATGAACCTTTTCTTTCCAATTGTCTATCAATAGACCCGAATATTCTCTCCAAATCACCAACTGTTTTTAATAAAACAGCTGAATTAACTGGACCCTTCTTCGAGAATCCAATTACTAGATTTGCAAAACCCTCAACTGTTGGGCTGGTAATAATCGATTTGTCAATCTCTTCTATGAAGATTCCTGGTCTTTTGTATTTACCGATTTGAATTG